CTCATGCTCAGGTCGGAACACCTGCATTACAACTGTTAACTGATAATTCAAGTCATCCTGGACACGCTGGGCAGATTCTTTTATCTCTGGAGTCTCTTTACCAATGATCTGAGTCTTTACTGGTCCCGCTGCAGGGAACGTAGCCATAATAGTCTCAGCTTGGAACTTAACTAATGCTTCTGAGAGGAGAGGGTGATATACACCACAAGCTCCAGGCCAAGGCTCCATGCGATCTTCAATGCGCATACCCAATAACTCTAAACCGTCAACATAAGACTGCATCCAATCTTTACGTGATGACACGTCGTCATCAAAGTCAGCAACCAAATCTGAAGCTAACTCAGTAAGGTCAGCCTCTGACATTTCTTCAGCAAGGTTTGCGCCAAAATCTTCTTCCGATTCTTCACCTGGCTCTATACGCAGGATAGTCTCCCCATCAATACCAATTTCAACCGCCTCTGGGTCTTCAATCTCAATCTCCAAGTCGGGCTGCGCATTATCGAGCGCTTCTAATCCCTCTGGGGCTGCATATAAACTTTTATCTATTGACATGTTAATTCCTATACGTTGTAGTAACCACGGTTTTTGCTTGATCTAAATTCTTTTAGTTCGTCAGGCTCATCTGAAAGCAACCTTAAGAACCCACCTTGCCTAAAGCGCATTAGCGCCATAACTGTTGTATCAACTAAGTCATCGTGGGTCATGAATGGAAACCCAGCAATTTCTTCTACGACTTCCTCAGCCCAGCGAAACTCTGGAACCCAAACAAGTCCTGATTTTATGATGTCTGCTACGCTGTTTAAGCGAGCTAGTTTGTCACCCGATCCACGATGAGGTGTGTATTCTTGTACAGGTATACCCGTACGTCTTAATTCTTGATATAGCGCCGTTCCCGCAGATTTTTTCTCCACGATGAAAGCGTCTGGTTCCCACTCGTTCCATTCTTCAAACGCTAATATCTTTAATTCTGGAAATTCTACTCTTTTTTTGATTGCATTAAGGAGAATTATGTTATAAGCGTCCGCTTCCTCGTTCATAAACACTCCCCACGTGGTAATCGCCGTAAAGTCGGCCCGGTTGTGGGTTTCTGCTGCGGCGTCAAGGGTCATGACAATATATTCACACTCGGGTGGTTCGTCTTTCTTCCAGATTTTCCACCATTCTCGTTTGATTACAGAAGCTTCTTCTGCCGTGGGATTCTGTTGATACTGAGCGTTCCACTGGAACAATGGCATAGACGCTTTGGTTTGTTGCAGAGCTTTTAAGTTATAGAACTCAGGCCATAATGCTTTTGGATGGGTAGAACCATCGTCAATAATTGCTGGAAACTCTACTATATTGTATTGGTCAGCCTGTTCATTCTGGGTCATATCCTTGGTAACCCGACCTGTTAGATCATCTTGATGCCACCTAGTTTGAACAATAGCCACCCGACCACCAGGCATAAGACGAGTACGAGCACCATAAGTAAACCACTCATATGCCTTGTCAAATACGTCGTAATTACCGTTAATAATGTCTTGTTCGTTATGTGGATCGTCCACCAAGAGTAAATCCGCACCACGACCCGCCAGAGCAGAGCCAACGCCGCAAGCGTAATACTCGCCATTAGCGTTAGTATTCCAGCGACCAGCAGATTTGTTATCCAAAGCCAAACTGACCGTTGGAAATATCGATTTGTATTCCGGCCTATCAATTAAGTTCCTCACTTTTCGTCCAAAGTCAACAGCCAAATCGGTTGTATGGGAAACCATCAACACTTTTTTGTTAGGATACTTGCCAAGAAACCACGCTGGGAAATAAATAGAAATTAGTTGACTTTTACCGTGACGTGGGGGCATATTTACACACGTTCGAGTCTCTTTCCCATCGGCAATGTCCATCAACATGTTTGCCAATATCCTGTGATGCTTACCAACTTTATAGTCTGGCTGCATTTTTTGACAAAATGCTATTAAATCATCCCTACAAGCCTTTGCTTCCTTGCGATTTTGCAATTCTGTAGTAATAATGTCTACTTCTGCCTGTTCTTCTGGGGTAAAAGCATCCAAATTCTCAAGCAAAAACTTTAATTCACTATCTGTGAGGTCAGAAATAGAAGTTTGTAAGGTTTCTTCTGTCATATATGGGGTTAACCCTCGATTTTCTCGGTCTCAGACGGAGTTTCTAACCCCAACTCAACCCCAATATCTACTTTTTCACCGTTAACCTCTACAGCTTGAACATCTTCTATGTCATCTGAGTGCATTAGCTTTTGAATCTTTGCCCGTAACGCAGTACGTAGCTCATCCGTTGACCTGTGATTGATGGTAACTTCGCTGCGCTCGGTAAATAAACCAACGTCTGTAATCTTTCCTAACAGTTCAAGAGCCTTAACTCGAATACGTGGGTCTTCGTTAGCAGTTTCTATCAATAACTTATTAGTTACCACCAGACGAATCTGCATGGCATTGTCTACAACTTTGATTGCAAACTCTTTAAGTATGTCATTTACTGCGCCATAAGCTGCAGGTCTGATCTCTGATGCTTTTCTGTTGAGTTTCTTGATATTCTTTGGGTCGCCAGCTGCAATGTCGTTGGCTATGTCTTCTACCGTCTGCATGGTATCTTTAGACATTAACTCTTGCGGATCTATCTTTATGTTTAAAAAGTCTATAGTCGCACATGCGGCAGCTGCCCGTTCAGCGAAATCGGTTAAGACCGTTCCTTCTGCAGGCATTGGAATCCCTAGATCGGGTTCAATATGTATTGTCATTGTAAGGGCTTTTTGTGGCTCCAGTTGCAACGATTATATATTGAAATGTTTTGGTGTGTGGGGTTATATTTTATTTGGCAAGATGTTTTGCCGGAAATTTGACGTGTACACTTTTTGGCTTTTTTTAAACACGTTTTTTGGATATGTACATTTTTTGGCTTTTTTTAAACACGTTTTATTAAAGTTTCATGCACTTTATGGTGTGGGGGTCACACGGGCATGTGAAGCCGGGTTGAAAATTTGTGCGCCCCCACCGGGGTATTTTACTTCGATTTTTTGCTGCTGTATAAATCTTTCCAAGTATCCATTACGCAGTTGTACCAAAACTCATAGGCATCTTTAGTCTGCTTGGTCATAACTTCAAATTTTTCTACAGCATCTTTATATTGCTTTTCAAAATCAAACATAGTATTTCCTTTAGGTTAATTAAGTACGCTAGGGGTAGCGTACCGGTTTGTATATTATACGATACATTTGGTGCAGTGCAGCATTTGTGTTATAAATTACACAAAAAAATTTTAGGGTGGGGGGACGTAAAAACAACAAGGGGGGCGTTTAAAAAAGTTTACCACGTTAGAACCACAAAAAATACATAATAAAATCAAACACTTAGGTACTTAAAAAGATGACGGGGGGTATTTTGTATATTAGAAAGTTTAAAAATGGTCATTGCTCGTGCAAAATAGCAATACAGGTTCGGCGTGGAGTCCCTGATTAGATTTGGGGGGTTGGGGTGGTGTACCCTCGCCCTGATTCGTATGCGTACGAATGGTATCGAATTGTTGACTTCTATAATATCTTATGGCAAAATGTAGTTAATGGATCGAAACATATTGTCTAGACCATTATTACCTTGAAAGGGTACATTATGAAACAAGTTACAAAACCAGTAGTAAGCGCACTATCACAACAGCCTAAAGCTATCGCCAATAAAATGGCCTTGGCTGACATCATTAAGCTAAATTCAGAGGAAACCACTCTGATAGTAAGCGCCGTACAATCCGCTAATGACGCATCAGGTAAGTGGGCAAAAATGGCTGATGTATTGTGGGGTAATGGTAAGCGCCCTGAGCATTTTGATCGTAAAGAGGCTTTACGCATTAAAGATAATGAAATGATTAAATTTCATACCGCTATCAATAATGCTATTGTTTCATCTTATGATGCTGATGCCCAAAAGCTTTATAACGCTGAGCCTGATAGCCTTAAGATGTCTAAACAAGTTGAGCGCACAGTATTGCGTAAACAAGTTAGTGATCATTTTAGCACTATCAAGCGCCATATTGAAAAGCTAAAAGCGGGCGGCTCTACTGGCTCAGTTAGTGGCGCATCTTCTAACATGGATATGGTAGTCAAGAGTTTAGAGGATGCGATCTCCAGACTAGAGAAAGAAAAGAAACCATATATCGGGATTGTTGACGATATCAAAAATGCCAAGATTCTATTGGCAAGTGTTAAAAAACAAGCTAAGTAATAACCCTTAGTATGTTTACTAACCACCCTTCGGGGTGGTTTTTTTTCGCCCTCATTTTTGTGCGCCGCAACAATACCATTCGTACGCTTACTAAGAATGATGCCAGTGACTTTAGTAGCGTGAAGCACAGGGTCGATTAAGATATTACAGAGTGAACTCGATTCGGCTTTGTGTCCGCCATATCTATCTAAGATCATTCGTATACATACTAATGGACATGGAACAAAACGATGCCAGTGACGTGATTAGCGGGAAGCACAGGGTCGATCAGAACATTTGTAATGTTCCAGTTCAGAGGGTAATGTTCCAAAAAAATGTGCTAATGTTCTAGGCACGCTCTATATGGAATAAGGCTTTGTTCCAATGTTCCAAATGTTCCAGTCACTTTTGTGTTTTGGGCAAACGAGGAAAGATCGAGCAACTTTTTGCAATTTTAAAAAAGGTAAGCGGGTCTGTTTTTTCGCTGGAACATTGGAACATTGGAACATTGCTATATTCCATATGAAAACCACTTGGAACATTACAACTCTTTTTTGGAACATTAGAACATTATAAACTTTACTACTACTACACAACTCTTACCTTGCTTTACTGCAGTTTACTTGACTTTCACACCTTAACAAGTTATACTATATATAGTAGTAAAGTAATTAAAACCAACCAAAGAAAGGAAGCACCATGACCATTCGTACGCATACGAATCACTCCAAGTTAAACCATGTCTGTCGGCATTGTGGCGATGACATCAGCGTAGGTAGATGGGAACTTGGCTATAAGTTCTGTTTAGATTGTGGGAACACGCTTGCTTTAGAACGCACCGCATCATTTTGTGTCGCACCTATTAACAAGTCAAACTATACCCTCATC